TTCCATACCAACAAATGCACCTCTAATTGCACCTCTACCTGATGCCTTAATGCTTTCCCACCAACTTCTTTCTTTGTCTAAATAAGAATTAACAATAGATGTAAACTCAGGACTGTCTTTAGTAAGACCAACCATAGCACCTGCTACTTGAACATCTGTAGGTAAGAAGCCATACTCATTAGCAATGCCTACTAGATTTTGTGCTATTTCATTATTAGCAAAGTAATTTCTTAATTCTTGTGCTTGTTGTTTTCTTTGTCTGACAAATTCCGTATCAAGAGCATCTTGATATGGTGATGTAAAACCCCACTCCCATGCCATTAACTAACTCCATCATCCATTAAAGCTAATATGTCTGAGCTAGGTAGAACTGCATACATTTGACTTAGTAGAAAGTTTCTATCCATTTGTAACCCAGTACCAAATTGATTTAAGTTATTAGCTGTAACAGATTCAAATGGTCTTTCTGTTGGTCTATTCAAAGGTAAAGCATCTACTCTAGGCGGTGCTACAGGTTGTGGTGCTAACCTTTGTTCTTCTTGTGCAAACATTTCAGCAGCATTTTGTTGTTCTGACAACTCTTGACTGTCACCATAAGACTCTGAAATATATCTTCTTTTAGCTTGTCGTGCCATAATCTTCTCCATAATCGAAATCATCAGGAACAATAAGTATGTCTATTCTTCCTACCATAGGTATGTATGCAATAGTCATAATGTCAATTACTTGTCTAATATCAAACTGACGCTTATTAGCAAGCATTTCTGATGATGCTTCCCACATAGATTGTTCTTCTGCTGTGTAATTCTGTGCAATAATTTTTGCAAACTCTTGATTAATATCAGGCACTTGCACCTCCTAACAATGCTGCTAAGTTAGGTGGTCCTTGTGGAGTAGGAGCTTGTCCTTGTTGTGACATTTGCATCAATGCTTGTTCTTCAGGACTTGGCTCATCACCTTGTGCAGTAAAGTATTTTTCTAATATATTTCCCATTTGTTTTGGATTGTTATATATTTCTACTACTGCCATCATTGCAGATTTGTCACCCTGTTGAGAATTTTGTAACAACATCTGGTATAATATTTCCTCGGTTCTTTGTTTAGTAATTCTTTCATTAATCTGAGTAAGATTTTCTAAACCATCCATTTCTTGTTGCATAGTCTCTCTATCTATGATACCCGCTTGTAAAAGTTGTAAACCAGTAATAATTTTATTAGGTGCATCGAAAGAAGCCATAGCACCATATTTTCTTTTAGTTACATAATTCTTATCTATGTCTGATGAAGGTGTATAGCTTTCAGAAAAGGCTGCACCTTTGTATGTACCTGATATAGGTTTTCTTTTATTAGCAAACAATACCTCATCAAGTTCTAATCTTTTAGCATCTATCTCTTGTAAAGCGTACTCAAGCACAGTATGGTATTCATTTACCATTGCACCAACACCTGACTCTAATTCTTCTAATCCTCTACCAGTTACAAAAGAGTTAGGAGATATAGCATCATCCTGTACAGGATATCCTGCAACTACTCTTAATTGTCTTTCTAACCTACCTACAGCTTCAAACAACTGATATGGTAAGTTTGTTGTAGGTTTGACTACTTGTGAACCTGGTGTCAAATAGTTTATAGCATTTCTACCTTTTCTATATTGACCTGATTCTATTTCTCCTACTATGTTTGTTTCTGTAAATACAGCATCTTCCATAGCAATAACTGACAATATGTTTATTTTTGCCATAGCAGCCATTAAACCTACAACTTGGTCAAACTGTCCTTGTAATCTGTCAAAGCTAAATCTTTTAGCTACAACAAATGCTGGACCTGATTTAAGTGGATTAGGAACAAAATCTACTATTTTTTTAGAAGCAACATGTACAACATAAGTTCCTTCTTCGTTCATATACTCTAAAATTACATCTCCGTTTTCATCAGAGTTTTCCCAGCTACCATCATCGGTATATCTAAGGTTATAAGAGTCATATGATGTATCTTCTGAATCTTTGTTTTCAAAGTATGCTTTTAGCTCAGGATACATATCTATAAGTTTTCTTATAGGAACTTTCTGTATTATTGCTAATTCACTAGGGCTTTGCATATTTCCCATATGTCCAGGGAAACAATCATATGGATTTCTTAATTCAGCACAAGGATACATATTTCCATTTGCATCAGGCTTAGAAGTAATAACCCATACTACAAAACCATAACCCGGTAACCATCTAGCTACTTGTGGTAATTGTAATTCTAATTTTTGCATTTTATCGTATGCAGTAATAATTCTTTCTAGTTTGTCTTTTTTAGTTTTATTTCTTTGACTATCCCTTGCATTTGTTATATGAACATCAAGACTAGGTACTTTACCTATTTTTTGTGACAATCTATCTAGTGCAGATAAAAGCAAGTTAGGTGCAGGTATAGTATGTGATTCGTTATTATCTAGTCCTGGACCAAGTAATTGTCTTATACCATCTTCTCCACCATTTAAAATTGCTCTAAATCTACTTCTGTCTATAAGTGCATCATCATGCATCCTTTTAAGATACGATGCTCGTTCAATAATTTCTTGCGGTTTCATTTAACTCCAAGGTGTTTCGTTCCATTGTACACTATTATAACCATCAAAGCTAGGAGTGTACTCAATTCCCATATCAGCATAAGTTAGTTTTGTCAAGGTTCTAACTACTTTCATAGGAAACCAACTTGCCATCACAATGTCACTCTTATATCCTTTGCCGCCACTTCCTTTAGATGCAAAGTATGTTAGTTGTTTAGTGTATTGTGTTGTCTTTTGTTGTGCTTCACCATCTAAATATGGCAATGTAATCATTTGGTCATTAAACATAGGTGCAAGAGAAGTAACACCAAATCTATCATCCCATTTGTTTTTATGGGTTTCGTGTCCTTCTAGCTTTATACCTTGCACATTACAAAACTGTTTTATTGTTTTATCTTGTCTAATAGCTTTCTGAAAACCATTCTCTTCAATTACCCAGTGGTAACAACCATACATATCCCACCACTTCTTAATTAACTCAAATGCTTCATCTAGTCCACCACCTAAGTGGTTGTCTAAATCAACCATTGTAAGTTTTATATCACTACTTGTTGTTTCTACTGCCCACAAGAAACCTGCTTGATATCCTGTTGCAGCAGGGTCTAAACCAGCAACTAAGTAAGAACCACTAGGAATTGTGCCTAATGGCATATTTATATCGTAACATTTAGCAATTTGTTCAGGATTAAACAATCTAGCTGCTTCACTCATTGCTTTGTTAAGATACACCATCTCAAAGTTCTTAAGACCACCAGTAGTCATAGAATCTCTTTTTCTATTCATTAGCCATTTAAAAGTTCGTTTGCCTTCCCATAGCATACAGTCGGTATGGTCATCTTCTTCTAGTTCAGGTTTCATACACATAGAATCGTGTGCTTCTTCTACTATTGTCTCCCATGCTTCGTTTTCTAACAATGCAGAATATAAATCATCAGGGTGTTGTCTTGAACCTATAAGCACCATAGCTGTATGTTCCTCTTTACGACTGCCTAATGTTGTAGTCCACCAGTTCTTTGTATTGTTTCTTGATGCAGGTTGCATAGTAGAGCTGTGGTCTTCAATGTCATCTGCAATAATTATGTCGCAGTCACGAGATAAGATTTTACCTCCCCTACCTATACCTATCATTGTTGGAGACTTTATACCTGATACTGTTCTTGTAGATACTGTAAAGCCATTTCTTGACCACATCTTACCTGCTCTAGTTGCAGGTTTAAAAGAACCACCAGGTCCACAAAAATCTTCTTTAAGTTTTTCGTTACTGTCTAATGTATCCATAACAGACATAACAGAGTTCATAGCAATATCTTCGTTACCACCTACCCACATAACTCTGATGTTCGGGTTTCTGCATATAAGCCATATAACAAAATGTATTAACAATTCTGTTTTGCCGTGTCTAGGCGGACTAAGTATCATTTGTTGTCCACCATTTAGTAAAGCTTTGTTAATTGATTTTATCCAGTTATTGTGAAATTTTGCTGTTTCAAAAGGTACACCTTGTTCTGTAAGAAAGTATCTATCTCTAAAATTTTTAAAATCTTCTAGTGATTGTTTAGCATCATCAGATACTTCCCAGTTTTCTGCTTGTATGTCTTTTTCTAAATCCTCTCTATATGCAGCTAACATTCTAGCTACATGACCTGCAGTACAACCTAATGCATCTGCTACTTCTTGTCTTGTAATTACATCTCTAATTAGTTCTGATGCATAGCCTTGGTTTCTAAACTTGTCATACAAAGAACCACGCCTAACAGTTGCAGACTTAGGTTGATTTATTTCTTTAACAGGTAATTCGTATGTCTCACCTTTTTTCTTAGCTCTATGTATTCTCTGAGATATTCTTTTATAGCAGGTATCACTACAATATTTTGTTTTACCTTCAGGAAGTTGTGCATCGCAATCAGGTGCAATACAAACTATATTTTTTACCATTTGACTTTATCAGCCCAATAAGCTGCAGACATTTTTCCTTTTTTAATATTTTTAGCATGTCTTGCTTTAAAAGATTTTCTTCTTGCTTTTTCTTTAGCACTACTAGGATTTTTACCAGCACCTGATACACCTTGCTGTCCAAACCTAATAAGTTTGACTTTGCTACCTTCTTTAGCTAATACAACATGTGATTTACTAGGATGCTTAGGTGTACGCTTTGGTTTGTTATAACCACTAAACTTTTCACCTCTGTATGTTATTGCCATTATTTTTTTTTCCTAACTGCTCTGCTTTTCTGCACAGCTTTTAAATCTATATACCTACCTTCTTTATAAGCTTTAGCAGTTCTTTTAATTTCTGCTGCAACTTTAGATTTAGGATTTTTTTTATTCTTTAAATACTTAGAAGGTACACCTTTTTCGT